ACGATGAACCGTTATCTAGCAGCCGTCACCACCATAAGCCGATTCGATCGGCTCACCGCAATGATCACAGTACAATGATTCATTTTCCCAATTAATAGCACAGTCGGTTACGTGCCATTGCGGATCGTCAGTGTCATTGCATAGCTCAATATTCTCCTGAACGCATTTGGGGCACAACACACCACAGTCTTTGGTTATATAGAACAACGGATAAGAACCTACTGACGTATACTTTCGAACATCACCGTTTGACATTATTGGGATCAACATATCCACCTCCAAGGTTTTGAATAAAAGTTCAATGATGTGCCCTACGAAGTAGGGCACACGATGAACCGTTATTCAGCAGCCGCTAACCATTTCAATACTCAACTTTCGAAGCACATCTCTCAACTCTGAATCGGTGATCCAGCCAGTGATGTACTGGCCATAGGCCAAATGTGCCCGCTCAATTAGCTTGCAGCAATCTCCGCGGAGTTCCATGCAATCCAGCAGACCGTTGTAAAGCGCTGTGTGGCAAGATGAAATGTTCTCAATGAGTGTTGGTGTGTTGTTCAAGTAAGACATGTTGAAACCCTCCAAGGTTTTGTTTTGCTGTTGCGTTTTGCAACGTTGACCCGATTAGGCACTGTTGACGGATTACTGTCAACCGCATTCTGAAAAAAAAATGAAAATAAATTGCAGAATGGACCGCAGTCACTCGAATAGAGGGATGCGTTTTTTTTGCCGTTGTGCGGTGATAATGGCGCTAGACTCTGCTAGAAAATCCCTCAATTCAACCGGTAGATCGTCGCCATAGGTCGCAGCTTTCCAGTCAATACAATCCCCTGTAAGGGGATCACGGCCGGTTCTCAATGCTCTGCACATAAGACTGAATGCATGGCCTATGACATCCGATGGACTAATGTCATAGCTTTTAGCTATGAGCAGACATAGCGCGCGATCCTCTGGTAGTAACCGCAGTTTACACGATAGGCGGCCGGTTTGGGTGTATCGGGTCTTACTTCTACGCTTCATAGGTTGTGAGTGAGTGAACGCAGCAGCAGTGCCAGAGGCTACGGTTTCTAAGACAGGAATTCTTTTGCTTGGCATGTTACCCTTAAGGGTAAACCATACTTGACGTTTCAGTGTCAAATACTTGTTAGAGTCTGTGCCATAATCGGCATAGCCGATTTATGCGGGGTCTTGTGGCGGCATGGCGGCAGCGGAGCACATGGCCTTTGGCCATGGGGACCGCGCGACTGCGGCGTTTTTCGACCCGTGGGTCGCAGAACACGGTCCCTTCGGGACCGGCAAGGGGGGGTACGATGGGGGCGTTTCGACGAACCTCGTTCTTAAAAAAATCATAAAACGAGTTCATACATTTAGAGGGGATAAAAACCTAGCCCAACCACATGATTGAGCTAGGTCAGAACTTTCCAAAAACGCAAGGGACTGGTTTGGGATAGTTATAATAAGGCTTTATCCTACATATCTTGTGAAACAATTGCAATACACAACTAATAGCACACCTAGCAGTTTGCTGTGCCGGTGCTGTGCCGTTCTCTGTGCTATTCTATATCCTTGAAATATAAGAAGAAATAGGCATATAGCACACCTGCACACCTGTTTTTACGCTCTCGTATGTACGCATGTACGCACATGTATGCGCACGGGAGAACGCGCGCGCGCAGGCGCGCATGTACGCGCGAGTGCCCTCTTTTTCCAGCGTAACCCTATGTAATTATTGATAGCACACTACCGGCACACCCCCTACTCAAACACGGCACACCTATGTTGACATCCACAGGCGTAGATGAAACAATTTGCCCCATGGACATAGACGCAGTACAGCTTTTAGAGAATTTACGTGTTTCAAAGGGCTTTTCAATCCGTGAAATTGCGCAGATACTCGGGGTCTCACCTGCCACCGTGTGCAGGGAACTTGCCAAGCATAACGTAAAGAAGGAGAAATCGAATGAGGATAGCGCGAAGATGTGAATATTGCGCGTATTTTGAAAAGATAGACATGACTTCAGGGACTGGTCAGTGTCGTTATAATCCCCCCCAACTGGATTCAAGGAATCAATCACAAGCCCGCCCGGTAGTTAGCGGTGATAACTGGTGCGGTCGTTTTTCAGAGACTTCTGAGTTTGCATCTGCGGGTCTTGAGGTGATCCGCCGGTATGTGGCTCGCCAGCTTTTGCCTCTTCAGGAGTGCCTTGGCGCTGAAGATGTTGACATTCCTGCTGCCCGGTCTGCTTACATGTTTCTTTGCGGCAGTGTTGCTTCTGGTCATTTGATCTCTGATCTTGTTGAGCGCGATCATGCGATGGATGACGTTTATAAATACGCGCGTGAATTTGTGAGTTCGTCAAAAAGATTGCCGAAAAAGGCGGGTTCTTTGGTTGCTGCTCTTGATAAGGTGGCCGAACTTGATGGAGGTGAAGAATGACGGCAGAAGAAAAGGTCAATCAGTTAGAGCGCGCGTTGTCTTCGTTTATGGAGGATTACTCTCGCGCAACCCGTACCTCTCGTTCGCTTAGGATAATTGCAGAATCTGCCCGTGAGCTTGTCAGGGAAGTTGAACACATGCTTGTTTCCATACCTGAAGGGGTGGTCATTCCTGTAAATCTTCCTTTGGTGAATGATCGTTTGTATGAGTACTACGAGGCGGTTAAGGAGGCGGGTGAAATTCGCATAGGCCCTGCTTGTCACCGATGCGAGGGGGCCGAAGATGTCATATAAATGGAACGTTTTGGAGGTGTTGGAGGCTGCGGGGTTAAGGGAAACGGGGTCTAGCGCGGATGAATCTTCTGTCAGTGGCTTGCCTTGTCCGTTAGGTACTCACGATCCGCAAGATACGTTTAGCATTTCATTGCCTTCTGGTCGAAACGTGGGTAGTTGTTCCTGTACGGCATGTGGCTCGACGTGGGATCCAGACACCTTAATAGGCGCTTTGCGGCTTCGGCGAAGTCACGATGAAGATGGAAATGAGGCGCTGGTATCTCCCGACGTGTACGCGGAGCGTCGTCGCCGGGTGGCGGCAGTTGCTTCAAAGTTTTACCAGTTGGACAATTCGAAGTATGCGTATTTGACAGATGAATGTCAGTGGTTTGAGGGTAAGGGCAATCAGAGTTTATGTGCCCGGTTGCGGCTTTCGGGCCTTGGAAATTATGACGCAAAAAAGCAGGCGGGTCTTCTTCAGCCCGCAGCAGATTTTGTGTTTGATACAACAACCACCGACCCGGTTGTGGAGCGAGGTGGAAATACGTGGCTCAATCATTTCCGGGGTTTGCCACTGGAGGCTGAAGACGGGGACTGGTCAGTAATACGTCAGGCCCTTACTCACCTTTGTGCGGGTGATGAGGGGGGGCTTGATTATCTATTAGACTGGCTGGCCTATCCGCTGCAATCGCTATATCGGAACGAAGGGGGTCAAAAGTGTCTTTCGGCAATTATATTTCACGGCGTTCAGGGCACAGGCAAGGGTTTGATATTCGGTGGGCGTGGGTTGATTCGCGCGCTTTACGGCTACAACCATGTTGTGGAGGTGGGGAAAGATACCTTCTCAGACCAATTTGCTCATCAGAAGCTGGAGCGGTCGTTGTTTGTGGTGGCAAATGAGATAGCCTCGTCGTCGAAACGTGATGCGGCTATACTTGATAAGCTGAAACTTTGGGTGACAGAGCCGGTGTTGTCACTTCGTAAACACTATCAGGGTGCTGACGAGTTTGAGTCAGTGTTTAACATGGTGTTCTTTTCGAATCATGATGACCCATTGCGGCTTGATCCAAGCGATAGGCGTTATTCGGTGTTTAGGCAGCAGGATAAGCTGAGTGAAGAACAGATTGCTGCTATCGTTCAAGAGCGGAATGCCGGTTGGCCCGGTGCCTCTGGCTTTCTTCATCATTTGCTTCAGCGAGATATTCAGCGAGATCTTGCCGTTCCGTATGAAAATGACGCACGTCAGCGCTTGCTTGAGTGCTCAACGCCAAAGCATGAAGAGTTTGCCCGTCTAATTGGTGAGTTAGGTCTATCTTCGATGTGCTCAGACTGGGAGGCAGAGGCTGACAGGAAAGGCCGCACTGGTCCTTTTTATGACTCAGAGGGCTTTATACCCACCGAAATTCTGGTGGAGGTGTTTGGTTTCTGGTGCAGGCAACTCAATATTCGTTGGCCGGTTCAAGACTACAAGCTGGTGAACGCGGTGATTGATGCGAATCCGGGCGCAGGTCGTGCGCAGAAATGGATGAAGAACAACCGCCGAAGGGGCGTTACCGGCTTGCCGGTTCGACGTGCCGCACCTGCTGCACCACCACCACAAACGGAGATGAGCCTTGTCAACTAACTGTACTAAATGTGATGACGGATGGATTTATTTTAAGGATGACCTCGGCAGAGGGTGGGCCGCCCCATGTGACCACAAGGAGATGAAGGATGTTGCTGAAAACAGTATTGATGATGGCGGTACTAGCGCCGCCGCCGAAGTATGTGGAGAGAGATCACACGGACATGGTTTTAGTGGTGATCAACCAGAGCAAGAAGATGGATATGGGTCAAGCGGAAACAATGCTTACAGCCATGATAGATTCGGGGAAACGGTGGAACATCGATCCTCTGTTTCTGCTCGCTCTATCTTACAGCGAGTCCCGTTGGACAAAAACAGCAGTCGGTGACAATGGGCGCAGCACGGGGCTGTATCAGATAACTCTTTCAGTCGCTCGCACTGTTTCGTTTGGTGGCTACTTTGAAGACAAGCCAAGCGAGCAAAAGGTCTTGCGCTCACGCAAAAAGCAAAAGAAATTGCTCATGGATGTGTGGGTGGCGAGCCAAACTGCCGCGGCATATCTGGCCCGCCTTCGGGATAGATACGGGAAGGGGGCAGACGTTGTTTACAACTGCGGTCCTTTGAGGTGCGGCAAAGGGCGCAAGCGCATGAAGTCAACCCCTGTAACCCGTTCTTACTGGCGAAACTACCGCAAATTCACTGCTGCACTCAAGAAAGTAAAAGACTTTCAGCCATGTAATTGACAATTAAGTGTCAATCGCCCTTTAGTTCAGCAATAAGATACAGTGTGCTCCATGCAATCATAACGGCATAAAGTAAGTTACTCATCGTCGCTACCTCCTAAAAAAAAGCTGGGAACAAGCAGGCCGATCCATGCAGAAACAAGAATAATAAATAAATCAGTCATCGTCACTTGTCCTTAAGCTGTAAAGTGACTCACGCTCTCGGGCCAACAGTTCCCGTTGCGCTTGTTTCACTTCATCCTGTAGCTTATTGACTGTAGCCGTACAGTCAGCCCTGATATCTGCAATTACAACATCATATCGGGCGCGCATTTTTTCGACTCTTGTGTCATGGTCTTCGCTGATCTCCCTCACCTGCTCTTGAAACTTTTCAACTAGCGTATCAAGCCTCTTCTGCATTTGAAGGAATTGCCAAACCAAGAACCCGGCAAATCCGCCGAGTCCACCAAAATCGATCAATTGGCGTATGAGTTCATCTGTCACTCGCGAAGTATAAACTCATAACAGTTTATAAGTAAGCACTTATCTACCTGCGCTCAACAACACCAATGTTTCGCATTCTCTCATATCTGGCGTGGGCTTGTGTGGCCACCACAGCAAGGGCGGTAAGACGGCAGAAACCGCCTCCGACTATAGGATCGTTTACGTTTTGCGCAGCCTCAATCACCCACAGATCTTGATCTGGTTTTTCGCTAAGTATGTGATAGCCAAGCTCTTTTAAAGTAATCATAAGCGCAGTCGTTGCTGCTAATCTTGATCGGGGCATAAGATTGTGATGCGCCCAAGCAGGCTGTTTATCAGCAAGCTGGATCCAAGCGCTTTGCATTGCATTCTCAAAGGCCATTTGAACATCAGCTATCGCGTCTTCAAGGGGCGCTTGCGTTATAGAAGGGTCGATACTAACTGTAAACGTTAGTCCTTCGGCGTCATGCGACACTGAATATGCTCCTCACTCATTAGAATAAAGTCGTTTGTACCAACGGCGTTCCCAGAGAAACGGGGGAACATAACAATATCGCCCACGCTCACTTTAGTGACATCCTCACCGGAGAACCTAACGGTGCCAAGCGTTGGGGCACCTGATTGGGTGGCCGCTTGTTGTGGCATAAGTACCTTCGCACCCGGTCGCCATGCTTGCTCGCCCTGCTGTTGTTTTTCAATTATCACGTTTTTACCAAGTGGAACCGGGTGGTACCTCTCGAACGGGTCAAACCTATCATTCTCCATTATCGTCACTCCTTGGGAACATTCGTATTTGGCGCAGTTGTTCAGCAATAACCGGGGGGAAGTCTTCAATCTGTATGTTGTGCTCCATACGAACAGGGGCCTCAACGGGCGCTGCCATTGCAAGTCTCCCTATAATATCTTCAGCAACATGGTGAAAGAGCCATGCACGCGACAGCCTAAGCGCCTTCGCGTGTCGAGCAAGCCTTTCGCCGAGGGTGCTATCTACAGATACTTGATTTGTCACACCAGAAAACTTTGGACCTCTCATTGGCTTTTCTTGGGCTGCCAACCCTGCCTCTTTCTTTTCAATGGCGCGGTCGAATGATCCGCAAGCCATTCCTGATATAAAATCAGCAATTTGTTTTTTTGATATGCCAAGGGTTTCAGACGCTTCATCCAATTTGGCATTCATGGAAGAACACACGGTTATTGTTGTTATTGACGCTGCCATGTCAATCATGTACCTAATAATTGGCCGCATGGCAAGCTCAAATCATGGTTTGCTATAATCTCCTTGAGGTGACCAATGCCAGACAACAATAAACTTGCCCCAATTCCCGGTCTTTCGACAATTACAGGCATGGTTGCCGCCGCCCAAGGGATGAACGATACAAGTTCAGTTCACATTGCGCTGGCGCTAAGGCAACTTGCAAAACTAGACAAAGCTCACAAAGACTGCATGGAGGATGACGGGTCAACGGACCCGGAAAAACTTCGTCTTTATATGGATGCGCTTTCAAAAGAGGCAAAGATTGAAAGGCAAGTTGCCGAACACCTTGAGCGCGCAATGGCCCTGAAGGGTGTTGAAGAGGTTGCGGATAACCGGTTTGCCAAAGCGATTGAGGAACATAACAGCAAATGAGCGCAATTCCGCAGAAGTACATTGATTTATGTAATGAAAGTTTTAGTTTTTGCTTTCAAAACGAATTTAAAATCCGCTCAAATAATCCCCTGACAGGCGTTTATGCCTTGATGCCGCTTTGCGTAAATGATGAACAGCGTGAGTTTTTAGAAGAAGTTGCACGCCAAATGAAGACTCGGGGCTTTGTTCGTATCATTGTGTGCAAGTCAAGAAAGTTGGGGTTTTCAACAATAATACAGGCGTTGATTGTTCACCAGTGCATCTTCAATGAGCAGACGTATGCGCTAACAATGGCTCACCAAGACAAGGCAACGCGCGAGCTTTTTTTAATTGGTCGCACAATCGTTGAAAACCTAACAGCAGGGATAGGCGCAAAGCTCCGGTACAAGCCAAAGGCAAACAATATTGAGTGGACAAACGGGTCACGCGCCGTGTGTCAAACGCAAGGTGGCTCTGCAAACTCTGAACGTGGCTCAACACCAAACATTGTTCACATTAGCGAGTTGCCCTCTTGGGATGAATCAAGGAAAAACACCGATGCGGCAGACGTTGCACAATCGGTTCTAAACGCAGTTTTTGATGTGCCCGGAACAATGATCTTTATTGAATCAACGGCTAAAGGCACCGGCAACCTATTCCACAAAATGTTCATGAGGGGTATCAACGAAGAGGAAGGTTTCAACTTCAAGCCAATGTTTTTCGGATGGCAAGATCGCCCAGAGTTCACAATTCCCGCACCGTCAGAAGAGATTGCAAAAGAAGAAAGCGCGCAAGCAAGGTTGATGGAAGATGCGTACAACTCTGGCGACCGGCTAGGGGCGCTCTCAATGGCAACAGAGCTAGGGTACTCTCAGTTACAACTCGACAGGGCGATGGAGTTTGACCTTGCGCCTCCGCAGGTTCGCTTTTGGCAAAACGTTTTAATCAATAAATGCGACGGTGACCAAGATCGCTTTGATGCGGAGTGGCCTCTTAGCTGGTCGCTTGCTTTTATTTCTTCTGGTCGCCCGGTCTTTTCAATTCGAAGGATCCAACAAAGAAAAGAAGAGCTTGCAAACTACAGCGCAAAACGTGGCAACTCCACCATGATGCGGGTAGATGGAAAGGTTGAGCTAGTTCAAGACGGTGGAGGAATAGGCGGTGGCTGGCGGGTGTTTGAGTACCCAAAGGAAGGTCACACGTATATCGTTTCTAGCGACTCATCCGGTGGTGGCACTTCCCCTGAAGACGATTACAGTGCAATACAGGTGCTTGATCGCGTAACAAAGCGTTTTGTTGCCTCGTTTTACTCCAAGATCTATCCTGATTTGTTGGGCCACCAAGTCGCTTATGCTTGCGAGCTTTACAACGACGCACTTGCAGTTCCAGAAGCCAACAAGGAAGGTCTTCTAACTATAAATGTTTTGCTCAAAGAGCACCCGAACACAAAAATATACAGGCGATTTGTTGAAGTGGGTAAGGTCCCAACAGGCAGCGATAAGAAATACATTGGCTACTCAACAAACGAAAGGACAAGGCACTTTGCCGTCACAAACTTCGCAAAGGAGTGGAGGCTTGACGGCATTGAAATTTTTGACACTCGCCACCTAAATGAAATGATGTCTTTTATAAGAAACAAAAACTCTGGCCGCCCAGAAGCTGGAAACGGAAATCATGATGACCTTATAATGGCCGCCTGCATTGCCGTTGACGTTGATCAGCAGCAGGCCAAGCAGGGGATCCCCGTAACTAAATCATCGTCTAATCAGTGGGGTCGCACGGAAAACGCAACACGTGCATTTAACAATCAGGTCCCCCGGATAACAGAAGAATTTAATAAGGGAAAATCATGGTACTAAAGATTGTCGCAATCTTTGTTTATTCCATTGGTGCAGTGTTTCAAGCGCTTGCTGACGGTTTTTTTTCAGCAGCATCCACAATTGATAAAAAAATGGAGCGCAACAAGTTTGCTAATGTGGTAGAAGAGTTGACAGATGAAAGTCAAAGTGAAGTTATTCCAACGATACCCCCTGAAGGCTATAGCGAGATTTTGCCGGGTGACTTTGAAGCGTACTATCGCGAGCAACTTAGGCTCAGAAGCATTAGCCCAGATGACCCAAGGATCGATCCAGAGTTCGACGAAATTAAACGACGAGTCGGCGGGGTAAGGTTGCCGTGAAAGGTTTTATCAGCAGCAGTGCAGGCAACTATGACGGCTTTGGTGAAGAAAGCCTCGCTAAAGATATTGCTGATAAGTTTCGAAAATGCCGTCAGATGAAACTTACGCTACATGATATTTGGTGGACTAACCTCGCTTTTGTTCACGGGCGACAGTACGTCACGTATAAGGGTGGCTCGCCGATAGAGCCAAAGGCTCCAAGCTGGCGGGTAAGGCTTACTCATAATATCTGCCGCCCAATTGTAAGGACGGCCGTAGCAAAGTTGACTCAGGCCCACCCAACCTTTGGCGCTCGCCCAACCGGGCCAGATGAAGACTCAATCATGCGAGCAAAAATAAGAACATGGCTTGCAGCACACATTTGCAGAGAGATTGACTTGCAGTCTCACATTAGCCAGCTTGTTTGGTGGGGTTGGGTGTGCGGTTCCGGCTTTCTATCTTGGGGCTGGAATCCAACGTCAGGCAAACTTTCAGGCAATCAACGTACCGGGTTTCCTGATGTTGAGGTGTGGTCACCTTTTGACGTTTATCCTGACTGGCAAGCAACTTCGCTAAACGATAGCAAGTGGGTAATTCGCGTTCACACGATGAAGCCCGAAGACGCAAAGCGTCAGTTTGATCGTTTCCCAGAAGATAGCGCAATGCGCCCATACGGCGACACTGACCACTGGGACTTTGATGATGACAACTATGACTCTTCGCTCCGCAGAGAAATAGGTGGATATACAGAAGGCGGGCCTACTCATGCCACTACTGTAAATGTATACGAGTACGAAGAGGCTCCAACTCCCGAGTTCCCAATGGGTCGAAGGGTTATATCAAGCGAAGGCACGGTTTTAAAATATGAGCCACTGCTAAATGGAAAGTACTCACTTGCCATGTTTAGAGCAGCAACAGAAGGCGGTAGGTTTTTTGGGGTTTCTCCGGTTGAAGATGTTGTTCCTTTGCAGCGAGAATTGAACCGGACACTTAGTCAAGCGATTGAGCTAAGAAACATGCACACAATGCCCAATTGGGTGGCTCCGGTTGGTTCTTTGAGCGCTACTCCAGAAAATCGACCTGATGAGGTTATTGAATATAACCCAAACATGGGGCCGCCACCCGCTAGACAATCAGCCACACCTATTCCTCCATCTTTGTTTGAGATGGTAAATTCGCTAAAGACTTCTTTCTATGACATATCAGGCATACATGAAGTCTCTCAGGGAAGAAGCCCTTCTGGCGTTGTTTCTGGCCGTGCCATTGGAATGCTTTCAGACCAAGATCAAGAAAAGCTGGGACCTATGGTAACAAGCCTTGAGCGGTGCATAACCGAAGCGGGGAGCGGGCTAATCTACCTCTGGAAGCGCTTTGCCACTCATGCCGTAACTACTGACATTCTTGGCGAGTCTCGTCGAGTAGAAGCCATTAGATTACATGCAAGCGATTTAGATGCCTCTGATGTTTACGTGGTGGCAAACTCAATGCTCCCACAGCGCCCGAGTTTCATAAGAGAGCAGATTTTAAATTACGCGAGCATTGGCCTGCTTGGTGATATTGCTGACCCTCGAACAAGAATGCGAGTTCAAAAGATGCTTCAGTCTTATGGAATTGACATGATAGAGGGTGACGAAACTCAAGATAGAAATTATTCTCGTACAGAAAACTATCGGATGGCCACTGGCGAAAAACTTGAACCCGCATGGTACGAAGATCAAATCACACACGTGGATGAGCACTTGGCTTTCATGCTTTCGCCAGACTTTCAAGATTTGTCTGAACCGGTACAACGAGAATTCGAGATACACCTTGCAAAGCATTATCATGAGCTTGCAAAACAGTCAGCAGGCCAAGCAACTTATGCACATGTACTTGGCCTTGATCCTTCTGGCGGGCAACAACAACAGCAAGAAGGTGTTGACAGTCAACAGTCAACAGCGCAACCTAGACCAGTGTATGACGCATATGGACCAAACGAAGAGCGAGCACGACCAACGGGTGGCGGGACACCTGAACTTAATCGTGCGGGCAATCCGGGTGGTCCGGGCGTGAACTACATGGATGAACGGACAGGAGCGTAGGTGCAAGCATGAGCGTTGATATGATGAGTAATGAAAGCCTTGACCCGGTGGATGCGTTAGCCGCTGAGTTTGAGGCGCAGATGGAAGCGCAAGACCAAGCGAACTTTGGGGAAGGCCGCTTTTCTTCGCCGGGTGACGTTGGCGTCAGGGCTGACGCAAGGATCTTTGACCCACCTAGAGATGAGTCGGGCAGGTTTACGGGCCAACAGGAGTCCCCGTCGCCACAAGTCACTCAAGCCCCAGCGGCGCTAGAAACACCGCCTCAAGCTGAGTGGGCAACAAAGGGGCAAGCAAAGATTGACAGCCTTTTGTCAGAAGAGATCAAAACGCTTGCAACGAGACTGAAAGAAAGCGAAAGGCAGGCCGCCGCTCAGAGCCGGTTTATTGAAAACACATTTCCGTCAGAAGATGCTTATCAAAGCTACATGCAGCAACAGCAGCAACAGCAGTACATGCAGCAACAGCCGCAGTACATGCAGCAGCAGCCGTACATGCAGCAGCAGCCGCAGTACATGCAACAGCCGCAGTACATGCAACAGCCGCAGTACATGCAGCAGCCGCCGTACATGGACAACGATCCGTTTTATGACATAAACGACCCATATGCAGATCCAGAGTTACAACCACAGCTTAGGGCGTTTAAGCAGCAAACTGCTGCACTGCAACAACAACTTATGCAGACGCAGCAGGGATACGCGGAAATTCAGCAACAGATGGCGCAAGTTCAGCAGCACCAACAAGCCCAAGAGCAGCAAATGTGGTTAAGTCACGTTGAAGATGAGGCAAAAGCCGCAATCGAGCGCTTTCCACATGCAGACGCTAGCAACGTACTTGCAAGTTACGCATCACATGGCGGCACAAAGTCGATAGCCCAGTGTGCGAAAGAAAGCCATGACAGGATCCAAGGGCTAATAAACGCAGAGCTTCAGGCCCGCGCTCAACAAACGCCTCCAGCCCAGATACAGGGCAGGCAGTCGTTGCAAAGCGCAAGGCCCGAAGTGCTGCCAGAGGGACTAATTAAGGGTAACTTTGGCGATTTTGAGAGAGTCGCTACGTTTACTAAGAAGCAATTTGGCATTTAGGAGAATTTGAAAATGGCGTTTGACCCAACAGCCACCGTACAGGACAGCACTAATTTTGAGGATTCACTCAAGATTCGCTATGCAGCGACCGTGGTTTCAATTTTAAATCGCAAGACTATCCTTCTAGGACGCTTGGAAAAGACAAAGGCGTTTTGGAATGGCAAGGAACACCGTCAGCCAATTCAATTGGTTAGCGGAAACGCTACAGGCGCTCGCCCAGAGGGTGGTACAATTCCGTCCGCTCGTGCGTTGATGGACGTGCAATCAGTGATTAGCAACAAATCACACTACTGCACAGTAAAGGTAACAGGCCAAGTTGAGGCTAAGTCAAACTCAAAAGAAGGCGCATGGGCCAGCGTTAAGTCACGTCAGATCATGAATGCCGCTGCCGACTTGCGACAATCATTGAATCGCGCAATGTACGGCGACGGCAAAGGCATTCTTTGTGAAGCGAATAGCGTTTCTGGTTCAGGAACCCCTGCCGACCCTTGGGTAGTTACAATTAAGGGTTACAACGATGGAACAACCCTCGTCAATGATACCGGTTGGGCATGGACTACAACCAAACACCTTCGCCGAGGTATGCACGTCGTGTGGGGTTCATACGACTCAGGCGGAGCACCCGGCGCATTCTTCTTGACTGCCGCAGGCGCGCTTGGTCGCGGCGACGGTTATGTCAAAGAAGTTGTAAACACCTCACCTTACAACCAGTTTAAGATTGTCGCTGGCACAACTGCCGTTGCTCCGTCAGCGGGTGATGTTTTTGTTATGGGCGATTTAATTGCTCACGGTAAACACTCATTTGATCAAGAGTGCATGGGACTTCGGGGAATTGTAAACACAGACACTTTCCAAGGAATTGACCCTTCTGATCATCCAGAGTGGGAAGCGCAAATCCTTCAAAACCCAAATGCAGCCGGTAGCCCTCGTCAAATTACAGACACGCTGCTGCAAGAGGCATATGACCGGATGAGTGATTTGACCGTTGGCGAGTGCGACATGATCATTGGTCACACAACAACGAGAAATGCGTACATCACTCACTTGAAGTCAAAAGGCTTAGAGCGTTACGCTGCAACAAACCTTAAGGGTGGCTGGTCAACGGTTACGTTTAATGGTGGTCGCGGAAATGCTGACATCTTTGCAGACAAAGATGCCCCTTACCGCACAGTGTATTGTTTGAACACGAGCGCCCTTAAAGCGTATACGGTTAAAACATTCGCGTGGGATACCACTGGTGGATCCGTATGGAAATGGCCTGACAACGAAGATGCGATGGTTGCGTTTGGTAAGACATACTTAAACCTTGGCACAACAAATCGAACTTCTCAGGTGCGCATTGAAGACGTAGCTGTAAGTGGTATTTATAACTAACCGTAGCTAGGGAGGATATTGACAATGTTTGGTCAAATGGACGCAGGCCGACTGAAATTTGCAATCGAGTGTTTGCTTGCAGATTTTGGAAAAGGCAACGTGTTCTTTGTTGTCCCATCTACGGATGACAACTACGAACAATTCGCACAACCGGAGTACGGCAAAGCGCCGGGAATGGTTTTTTCATACTTGCAAGACGCTGTTGACGCGGCAAAGTCGGGCAACGGGGACAGGATTTATCTTCTTCCCGGTATTCACTTTGCTCAAACCGCAGCGTTGCAGCACAAAATCTACAAAGACGACCTAATTATTTCCGGCTTACCCGGATACAGAGATGCAACTATTATCAAAGGTGGCAATGCTTCAGACACTGACATCGATACTGCATGGGTTTATGGACAAGATCTTGTGTTTAAAAATCTCACGTTTACTTCGTATGGCGCAAATAAAGAGAGTTGTTCTCTCCTTGGCGCAGGGGCTTATGGCGGGGTGAGTTATGGACCGGCATCAAATGTAAAATTTGAAAACTGCCGATTCACAGCCCAAAGCAAGACTGTTGGGAATGGCGTTGAGTTTTACGATGTAAACAACGAACTTAAAAAGTTTGAATTCACAGGCTGTTTGTTTGAAGAATGCGACAACGCCGTTGTTTATGGGGCTGGTACCGCAGGCGCAAGTGGTGGCCAAGAGGGCATTGAAGACGTGATCATAAAGGATAGCGTTTTCAGAAATTGCACTGTTGATCACGCCGAACCATCTTCAAATCACTCAGATGTTGTAAGGCTTTTGCTTTTGAACAACGTTCACGTTGACGCAAAGGCGGGTGGATCTGAACACTATATTGACTTGGCCAACGGAACAAACGATGGCCTTGTTACAAAGTGTTCGTTTGCGCACGCCACTGCTGCAACAGCAAAAATGGCTATTCCAGCGGGGATCAAGTGGGTCAACAACTTCACAGAAGAAGTTCTTGACTCGACCGGTACAACGGACAATCGGCCTGACTAAAGGTGATTTCCGTCCCCCAATACCAGAGGTCACAAAGGTTAAGACCTTCGGATCACTGGACAAAGGTAGTCAGGGAACTGTACCCCCCTGCCGCTGGTGCTGACGGGTGTTACGCAGTTGTGATTGCGTATGACCCCGAGTTTTCCGGCGGTAGGTGGGTTCTCTGCTATGATGCAGTTGAACCAATGGTGGTTGGCGCAGGCGTTGTTCAAAACGTAAATTATTTAAAATCATTTTACGTTTGGCAAGGCCCCGAATCGACGTACCTTGAGCCTTCAGCCCTGATTGCTGACTGGCTTCGCCAGCATGATTTATTTTCAGGTGACCATTGCGGAAGCTGGGAAGACAGACACTTTAAACAAGATGAGCGACTTATAGAGCAGCGAGATAAATCGGAAGAGGATGATTTAATGCACTCGCTGAAGGATTTATATCCGGGCAAAATTGTAGTCGCAGCGAGGTAAGCCATGAACAGGGGCGAGCTTAAGACCATAGCGAAAAGGCTAATGGATGAGCGCGGTGATTTCTGGTCTGATGCGGAACTAAACGACCTTTGTGCAATGGCAAACCGTGCGGTTTGGAATGAACTGGCCAGCAGGGATGAAGGGCGCGCTTTGGCCACTCGCACATATGCAGAGTTTCCGGCTGGCGCAATGAGCCTAAGCCTTACCGCCGCTCCACTGAATTTAAACTTGCTGCGAGTCACGTCAGTTAGCTCCCTTAAAGAAGCGGGTGTTGTTTCAAATACGAACACCCCAACGCCTTTGCAGTATGTAGAGCCAGAAGAAGCCGCGATGTACTATGAGTCCCCGGCAGATCCCTACTCCACTTTTGACTCTGGATCTCCGCGGTGGTCCGTCGATGGAATATGGGAACTGCTGCTTGTTCCACCACCGGCAAGCGCAATCAATTTAGTGATACGGTACATTCCACGGCTCATTGCCGCTTCGCTTGATGATGACGCAGATGAATTATTAGCCGTAGCCGGTGGGTCTGTTTCAAATGCTCCTGAATTTCAAGATTCAGTGGTAGCAACGCTTACGCAACTGATGGCGGCAAAAGAACGCGAGTCTGCGCTAATGAACCTTCAAGGGATCGTGCAGCAAACTCTGGGAGGACCAACAGTTAGCAGGCTCGCATCTAGACGAATGAAAGTTACAACAGGCTACTAATGGGCGAATCAAGTTACATTACTGGGCCGTGGAAAGGCTTGGAGTGGCGAGAAACTTATCAGACTCCACAGCATGACGACGTTTCGATTAACGTTGAGTACTCAAAAGGGTACAAAGAATCAAGACCGGGGCTTTGTTCTCCCAAAGGCGACGGGTTATCCCGTGTTTACGTAAAGGTATTAGATCCGGTTTCAGGAACCGGCAAGTCACTTGGCGGCCCAACCGAACCGCGGATGAAAGAAGTCAAGCTCTACGATGGAAGCAAAGGCATCCTTTGCATTGGACCGGGCGCTGCATGGACGGAAACGCTCACCATTCATGGCGCACCCCACACGGTAGTTAGGCCAAACGGCGATATTATGTTTGTAGTCTTCGATCTTGACTTAAACATCGTGTCTTCCGGCAACTTATCGTATCCAGACGGCATCTACATGAATCAGCCTCAAGTCAGTGCGCCAGATGAGAAGTGGCAATGTTCATTTTTAGATCTTTATAGTTCTGACCGTAGTCAAAAAATGGTGGCAGTGGTGTCAACTACGGGCACTTGGGTTTGGGATCCGCTGGCGAAACCAACAAATCCCGCTGGCGGGGCTGCCCCTCCGTGGCCTTATTTCCCAAAAGGCTACATGCGAGAGGTTGAGTTACCACCCGGATCTTCGGCAGATTTTGGTTATTTGTATGACGCATCAAGGCTGTACTTTTCGACTTTACCAGCTTGCTCAATATCGGTCTTTCATAACGATCTTGCTTACTATGCAGGCTTTAGAGATGACAGTGGAATGTCAACACAGACCACAATCGAAGAAGCCCAAGACAATGTAAACGAGGCAAAGTTGCAGGTAGGGAGAAAGGGCGTTCGTATGGATCCGCAGGATTTCCTTGTGTCTGATCCGGCTGTGCCTTTTTCAATCCACACAGATGCGCTATTCAACCTTGATCTTGGAGAAAAGGTCACAGGGTTGCAGCCAGTCGGCGAGTCTCTTCTGGTATTTTCAACCCGATCTATTTATTCGATAAACGGCGATCCGGTGCTTCAAGAGTCTACCATTTCAAAGGTCGCCGATGGCGTAGGCTGCACAAGCCCCCACTCAGTGGTTGCGGCAGAGGGTGCGGTTTACTTTATGTCATACGCGGGGATCCACCGGTTTTTTCAAGGACAGGTTGAAAATATAAGCGTTGGCATTTCTGAGCTATGGACTGGGCAACAGAAAAAAACAAGACTGCCAGAAGAGGCCAAGCAAATCTTTGATGACCTTGATTATCCTTGGCGAGTTGACGTTAGCCGGTTAGATCGGGTTACGGCGGTTCACCTGTTTGATAGAAAGCAAATATGGTGGTCGTTGCCAATTGAAGGTAATAGTGAATTTGATTCTCGGCCAGTAGCTCTTGTTTTTGATTACGCCAACGGAGCATTCTCGCTTTACACAAGCCGTGATGCGTTTATTGCTGGCGGTGTGCGGAATCAGTCGGGCACCTTCTTTTCAGACGGGATACAAATTGAAACAGGCGGCAGGTTACGAACATTTTTCTGTTGCCGTGCATCGAACACGGGCGCTTCAGAAATAGTTGAGCTTGATTCAAGGCCGTGGGATAGCGGCGGGAGATCGATCCCAATGGTCTGGCAGTCAGGGAGAATTGGCGGTGGAAACGTTAGAAAACTTTCATTTCGTAAATTCCGTTTCGACATGCTTGCTTGGGGGCGTCAAAACCTAGCTCTTGCATTACCGCGAAGAGGCCGTGCGTTCTTTGAGGGCGATGAGGTTACGTTTGACAAGATGCTGGCCGGTGAAATTGTTGCTGACGCAGACAGACAACTTTCGGCGGTGACCGTAGACGGGCACCCAAGGCAAGACAACACGTATTTCTTTGATGATGCTGCAAATAAGTTTAACGTGGGCGTTTTTAGCGAGCGTGCGTTTTTTGAATCGCGGTGTGACCCTAAGTCAATTGCTTCGAAGTACCTCCATATTGGCGTTATTGAAGACAGGGACGCAGACACTGGACAGGCCGGGAAATGCAACACCGTTATTCGCGGGTTTTTCGTTGACGTGAATAACGAGGGCAGGGGTCGGCGTTGAGAAATTCATGGAACCGCTTATATGTAGGCCCAAAGTCTACACGTGATCTCGGCTCAATCTCTGTCTTTAATCGGAACACAGGCCCTGTTATTGGCCCATCAGTTGATCTTCAGAGGGCGTATTTCTCTCTTCCAGAGGATGGTGGAAGAATTATGCTTGGCGAAGGCATCTACCAAATCTACGAAACGCTAACGATTACAAAAAAGAACGTGGCGTTTGTTTCTACGTCACCCGGTAAAACAATTATCAGAAGAAGCGACTCAACATCAGGTGAGCTAATCAAGGTTGACACAACAGCGTCAAACTTTCGATTGGTCGGGGTGACCCTAGAGGACGTTTCGGCCACCAACACGTCCGCATCGCTGAAGATCCTTGCGCCAAACGCAACTATAAAAGACACCGTGTTCAAGGATTATCACTTGGGAATTCACGTGTACCATACATATGGAGCAAAAATAACATGTAACCGCTTTGAGTTAGGAGCAGAGAGAGGGTCATATTGTGTCTATCTTGAAGATGCAGATGACTGTATAGTGTCAACAAATGATTTTCATGAAGCGTTGGTCGGCTTTAACGCGGTGTATGCCAATGACGATAGTGAAAGGGTGAGTATTGTGGGCAATCTAACGTCTGGCGCGAACCAGATTTCAATCAAGACCGGTAAACTTTGTTCTACTGCTGGCAATACTCCAGATGGAACTTCCGTTCAAGTGAGGCCGTAGATGGCATTAGTACCAGCGATTAACACCTTTAACGCGGGTGACGTGGTAAGCGCTACCTTATTCAACGCCAACTTCACGACGTTTAAGACGTTTCTTGAGGGTGGAAACCTTGACACAAATAACTTGGCTACCAAGTGGTCGATTGAGCGACTTGCCGTTACATTGAACATGGACGGCGGTTTAGCCGGTGCAAACTTTACCCACTACGGTTGCGCCGTTTTACCCGCATCCATTGAACTGGATAAGCTCATTGCAGCAACGGTGACAGTCGAAGGTGTTACAGGGGGCACAGTTTCGCTTGACGTATTACAAGGTGCGCCCGGTACATATGACGGGTCAGGCGGTTCTGCTGGCGCAACTTCAATTCTTTCGGGCGTGGCAACTTGTCCGTTTACTCAATTTACAGCCACAGCCCCCGGTTTTGCTGTTGCAAATGTCGCAGCGGGCCAAGAGGTAATCTTTAAGCTGACTGGGGCTACGGTGACAACAGCAGCAAGCGCATCAAACTTTTCTGCCGTTTGTGAGTTATGGACGGGCATTAAACTAAAAGCACTTTAGGGGGCACTATGGATATTCCTTGGGGTAAATTGATTGGCGCGGGAATTGGGGCAGGCACCGGCACGCCGTTCCTTGGAGCAACGCTTGGTGGCGTGGTTGATCAGATGTTTGGGTCAAAGGACAAAGACAAAAAACCGGGCGCTGACGTTCATGCCAAGCGGGCAATGACTAAGCGAATGTTGCTTCACAAGCCAACGCTACCGCCGCAACACACTCAAGTTGGTGGCACAACTCAGCTTCGGCCAACAGGCATCCAGTCGGTGCCTTATTTTGAACAAAGAAAAAGAGCAGCGCTACAGCTTGCAAGGGGGTAATTTTGGTCAACATTCAACGTGGTAACGTGTACGCAAAAAAATCGCCCATGGCTCCAAAGCCTGAAAGTCCGGGTTGGTTTGAAAAGTATGTTGTTGCGCCAGCCGCAACTTTAGGCACTTCATACCTTAATCAGAAAATCGGTGAGTCAATGCCTTCGACACAGGCGAAAACTGAACTCATGGAAACACAAACAAAACTGAATAAGCAGGCACTGGCTGACCCGAACTTCCAAAAGAAGTTGCAGGCAATGAAGAGCGCTGGCTTAGTTTGGTAGGTTAATAATGACGCCAGAAGATAACAGAGCAAAGCAGCAGTTGCCGTCACAGTCAGGGTTACCCAAGGGCGCACCACCCGTTCCAACGATACTCCCAACAAAAACAGTTGGTCCGGGCCAAAGTCGTCATCAAATGGTGCCAACGCGGGCAGCAAGGCCCGGAAGCGTCGGCCAACCCCAAGCACCACCAGCACCGGTACCGGCAGCAGCGGGAGTTCCCAGCGGGCCAGCACAGGCGGCGGCGCAAACAATGAAGCAAACGCAGCCACCTCCCAAGCAGCCGGAAAAGGCACAGTTGCCGGGGGCAAACCTTCCCGGCGCAGGCGCTATGCCGCAGCCGCTTACCCCCGAGAAAATAAACCTACTTAACTCAGCCATAAGAGCGCCAAAGGGTATTGGCAAGGCAGACCCAACTTACGCCGACCAGATACCTTCTTATATGCAAGATGCAAAGTATGGGGAAGGGAAGGTGCCGGGTGGCTCAGTTCCAGTGGATTATGGCCCGACTGATTCCGAAGAAGAGCAGCAAAAGAAGTACGACGAGGCCCATAAAGAGGCGTGGTGGGATACTTACGAAGAGGCACAAGCGGCCGGATACTCTCATGAGCTTTCAAAGGAAATGGCAGATAACCTTATTAAAGGTTTTACTATGGACGACGCGGCTCCGTGGTTGAATCTTGATTACAAAAAGACAATGGGAGCGGGGGAAGCCGAACAACACTGGCAAGATCCAAGCAAAATGTCACCAACGGCAGAAACCTCAATGGAGGAACTTCAGGAAACATTTAGCGCTCTTGACAATCAAATGTCAATGGAGCAAGCGCAGTTGTCTGAGGAGCTTGAACGCAGGCTTGCCGCGGGCGGTAAGGGTGGAACCGGGTACTCTGCCGCGCAAGTGGCAGCAGTGATGAATGAAAAGTCAGTGGAGTATGCGAAACTAAAATCTGATGCAATGCGGGACATGTTGACAAGGAATCAAGCGGCCCGTGATGCAGCGCTTGAACGAGACTTCCAGTACGCATTAAGAATTGGTGATCGTGATGCGCAAGAAAGGGCGGCAGATAAACTGTTATCTTCACAGAAAGAAACAGAGATCAGGCAGATGATTTTCGATGCGCCTGACCAAATAGTTGAAAGATACGGCGGTGATGAGTGGGCTTCAGGCCATATTGAAAAGCTAAATAAAGCTCTCGCAGAGGTCAATAAGGCTCACCCGGATGATCAGATGGGGGCACTGCTGGAGGTTCAGTCAAACATAGCAGTTAACTCAAAAGGTAAAGTCTTCTACACAGGCGAGATGATGAGTGTAGAAGAGTGGGTCAATAGCTTTGATAGCTATTATGAGCTTACCAAGCAACTTAAAGGTCTTGAGCAAGCTGCCACCAATCAGGGATTGAACTTATACGACTTCCTACTTGAAATGGGAGTTGATCCGGGTGACCTTCAGTTACACGGAGGTACATCGAAGACTGGATCTGGCGCGGGAGCTACCACTCACGATGTGGATGACTGGGCTTACTTAGCTGGAAATGTCTGGAAGGGCGAAAAGAACAATCCATACGTCCCGCCAAAGACGTATGAGGGTTAAGCCAGCAGTACGGAGATAGGTAATGGCAGTACAAATAAGACCAAAAGGAATTTACCTTAGCAAGCGGCAGCGGCAACGTGAGGATGAGGCGAGGTCAAGAGCAAAGGAAGAGAAGCCGTGGTACGAAAAGTACCTAATTGATCCGCTCGTTGGCGTTGGGTACTCGGCGTTGGGTAAGTACGTTTCTGACCAAATGCCGACTGCGCGCGCAAAACGAAAGAAGATTGAATCTGAGCGCGCAGCGCTTGCATCGCGGGCGGGATACCTAGACTCCCTTACCGAACAGCAACGGTACGTCCTTGAGTCAAAACGGCAACAAGATCTTCGCGAGGCAGAAAAGCGCCGCATGGATGCGCTGACGGAAAAGATAAGGCTTGGGGTTATCAAACCAAAAGGGGCACTGAAAGACCTTAGAGGATTTGAAGCCGGTTCAATGCCTCGAAGTGAGTTTGACGAATTAACAAGACAGGCAGAAAAGAAACCGGCCGCTCCACCAAGGCCCGATGGAGTGCCCCCACTGTTGAAGGCACCAAGGACCGATGGAGTGCCCCCACTGTTGAAGGCACCTAAGCCCTTGGCAAAGCCACCGGGCGCTCCAACACAACCAAGTACACCGCAAGTGCCACCACCAGCACCAGCACCAGAGCCAGAGCCAGCACCAGAGCCACCACCGCTGCCTACAGAAGAGCCACCACCAGAGCCACCACCAGAGCGGCCAGCGGGAATCAAGCTACGGCCACTAGCGTCTAAGCCAAAGCCAGTCGCGCCTAAGCCAGAGTTGCCCGTGTACAGGCCGCTGGGTCCCGAGGCACCAACGGTGGACCGAAAAACGTTAAAGAAAATTGGTTTCAAAAACCCCTATCGCAACGTGGGTAACATTAGGACTAAAGCGCAAGCGCTCAATTTTTTGAGAAAGAGAAGCCAAGAGTTTGCCGACTTGCAGGCGTTGAAAAAACGAGAGGAAGAAAGAAAGAAGTCACCAGAAAAGCCAAGCGAAAGAGTTAGAACGTTAAGTTTTAGCGAACCGGAGTTAGCTGGCCCAGAGCGCGAACGCTTCCTGTTAGCACTGGCAAGAGCGCAGGCCCAGCAGCAACAGGCCAGAAGAGGGAGAGTCAAGGAAGACTGGGAACTAATGACCAAGTTTAAACCGGGCACATGGAAGCGCGGGAAGAAAAGTGGTCAATATTATATGTTGAATCCTAACTGGGAACCGGGCAAGGATCCAATCCACGAGGCATTCACCGGGACAGGTCCGGGGACAAGCGGCACGAGCTTCAGATCTTCGGGCGGCGGCGGCTACAACCCTAAAGTGAAAGCGACAGGCTTTAAATACAATTGGCCGAAGTCATTGCGGCCAACCGTTGCCGCAATGATGTCTGGGGGTTATCCAGAAGAACAACTTTACAGGATGTTTAGAAAAGGGGGAACTGACCGTCAGGGCCGAAGTTTCAAGGATCTAGCGGCCGCATTCGCCCCGCAGGCAGGAAGGATAAAGAGAGGCGCAAGCGGGCAGGCAGAGGCTGCCTACAGAAAGGAGAAGAGTGAACTTGATAAGCGGGCGGCTCGAATGATTCGAACTGCGAACAGCATTAAAAACAAGGCCGATAGTGAAAAGTATAAAGCCCAGATAATACGATGGAAGCAAGCGGAGACTGCGAAACTAGATTGGAATCGCCGCATGGTAAGTGCGTCAAAACCTGACACATGGGGCAATAAGCCCTCTGAAGAGGATGTGAGGGCTACGGTAGGACCAAAGCCAAAGTCAGTACCGTTTCCAGAGCGGCCAGAGGGAGTGACACAGGCTCCTGCGGTGGATCAAGAGCCAGACCCAGTAAAAAAGTTCGGTGAAGACACACCAAAATCAGACAGAACACGGAAGCAAGAAAGAAAAGCGCGTTTAAGACAACCACTCAAAACACGGGCGAGTAAAGCGCGAAGGGAATTTAGTTCCACGTCCGCCAAAGCCAAGGAGGGCAGAAACTACGGGGAGGGCTTGAGATTTAAAACGAAAGAAGCGTTTGAGACAGCGCTTTGGAGCACAATAGCAAAAAAATGGGGACTCCCTAAAAAGATTAAAAGGTAAGAATGTCTGACCCACTGAACAAAGACTTCGACCCTATTGCCGATGTTATGGGTGAACCCCAGAAGCGCGCAAAGCCAAAGCCAAAGCAAGCTGAGGTCGGCGATGACTTCGACCCTATTGCCGATGTTATGGGCGAACCTCAGAAGCCGGTTGTAGAAGAAAAAAAGCCCGTTCGAGAAACCCTCTTGATAGATCAGGCGGGCAAGCGTGCGCCCGCGAAAGACCCGCTTGGTGGCGAACAACTTGCGCCAATGTGGGATGTGTCGCGCACCCCAGAATTCAAGAGCGAACTTACGGGCAAGCACAAGAAAGTGGAAGCGCTTCGGAAAAAGGTGAAGGGGCGACTGGCGGGCGAGCAGGCGTTTTTTAAAATGTTTCCGTGGGCAAGAGGTTCACGACCGCAGACGAAAGAAGAGAAAGAACTTGAGCGACTAGAAGAGGAGCTTTTACCGGTTCAAGTTTCTGATATCTGGAAATACAGGCAACACCTTGCTGCCGAAAGACACGTTGGAGAAACAAAAAGAGAACGAGAAGAAAGGAAAGAAGTCAGAGGGTTGCTTGACCAGTTTTTGGAAAAGAAAGGAATAGCAACAGCCTTTCACCCGCCAAGTTTAGCAACACACCCGCGAGAGCTTTCTTTATACAAAGAAGCAGCGCCCGGTGAGGATGTTCCAATGCTCGATGAGAAAGGGAACATCGTTATTGGGCCGAAGCCAGAGCCGGAATACGACCCATTGCAGGTGACTATTGATCAGCTAGAAGAAAGGCTTGAGCTTCGCCCGTTACGTCAGCGAATGTGGCTTGCCGAAGACCGGAGGCGAGCAAGAAACGCTTACCTTGAAAGCCTTGGCCACACGCGACAGTCAGAGAAAGACAAGAAACTTGAGGAACTTGAGGCCGCCGAACGAGGCTTGACACCCGCAGAGCTTGAAGCATCGCCCGAGTATGAAGGAGCAAGGCAAGTTGTTTCTGATTCTCTTGTTGGGCGACTGGCCGGTGGTACCTTGGGAACGCTTTCATCAATCCCCATGATGTTACTAAGCGAGGTTATTACCGGAGCAATGCCCTCACCCGGACAAGCGGCATCTGAACAACTCGATGAGTGGGGTTTTCAAAACCTAGCGATGTTTGTGAGAGGCACTACCGATCCCTATGGCGCGGGTACTTACGGGCCGATCCATGCGTTGATGGGAAATATAACGCGGACATGGAAACAGGCGGCACTCGAATCACAAGGCTTAACTGAGCAGGATGCGCGCAGGATGGGCGTCAGTTCCGGCACACCGTTGGCGGCAAAACTCACGCGCGTGCTGGAAAATGTCAATCAGTGGGAGCCAGTCAGCGAAGGAGAGTACACCGCAGGCGGTAGTTACCTTGGCGATGTTGCACAAAACTCTTTTAGAAATATGTGGCACTTGGCTAGCGGGTTGGCGTGGCACATGCCTTATGGGCTATATCGCGCGGGGAAGTGGGCCACAACGCCGCAAACTCCTGAAGAGTTTGCAGGGACACTCACCGGAGTGCCTTTATATGTGGGGAAGTATGCCGCGCACAGAACGGATGAAGTTTTCGGCGGGCTGGTAGGTAGCGAAACCTCAGACTTTTTTGGAGCATTTAGAAAAGATCCCATCTTCACTGCCCTTGACGTAGCGTTGCCCTTTCAGGCGTTGCGCGCAGGCGCGTTAAGTCGCGCAGCGGCAGCGGAAGAGTTTGCTGAACGGGCCTACATGGTCAAGGAAACAAAGCGCTTGCGGGAGCGAGTGCGCGACATGACCGAAAGGCAGCGCACAAAGCTACAAGACAGGATTAAGGAAGCTGACGATTTACTGTCAACGGCAGGCAAAAACACTACCCCAGCCGATAAACTCCGCGCGAAGCTATATGAGCTAGGTGAAAAGCTCAACGAACTTGACAGAAGGCTAGATCAGGCCGCTGCGCCAACGGCCGCGGAGATTGCGTTTATATCGAAACGTTCACCCCTGAAAACCATAAAGAAAACGGTAGAAGATAAAAGAAGCAAGGAGTTTATAAGTCAGGCAAAGGTTCACCGCGACAGGGCAGATGCGTATTTCCGAAGCGCTTTCACTTTTGAAAACATTGCGCGAAACCCAAGCATGTTAGATGAGGCTGTAGCGTTTGCCAGAGAACACAAACTTGAAGGCATTGATGAATTTGCAGCGCTCGAAGCAACTCGAATGCGTGTTTCGGCTACCCTTGAGCAACTTCATGTAACAAAGAGGCAGCTTGAAGCGAAGATCAGGGGACCGTTTGCCGACCAGATCAGAGGGCTGCGCGATGAATACA